CTGTAACTTCTCCAGTATTCTGGTCATATGTCGCTCCTTCTTCAAGCATGAACGAGAGAGCTCGCACACATGGGCTCCCATGAGAGGCCATCTCTGGCCCCTCGGAGTTCGATGTGTTCACTATCCCTAGCATTGCTAGGACAGTGCTTGCGGGCAAAGAATGCCAGCAAACCTTCGAACCCCTCGGTTCGGCTCTTTCGAGTCCGGGGACGCAGTCCCCATACTCTCGATTCGTACCTATGTAGGCGAGAATTCCATCTTTGTTTAAGATGAGATTCATCGCTTCCGCAGTACGATCGGAGCCCAACCAAACCGGCATCGCCGGGGCCCACGATCCTGAGTCCACGTTGTACACGTGGAGGAAGTAGGCTTTCAAGGCTGTGTGATGCATTCCATAATCCTTTCACAAAAAGGTTATTGATTGTGTCTACAACAGCCTGGCGTGACGCCGGGCCGTCAGGAAGTACTGTCTTCGGCTTAACGGGAGTCACATCGACTCCAAGAAAAGCGTCAGACCCACATGACTCGCGGAAATGTCCGCTAACATAGCACTTAGCTTTGTTAGCTTTCAATTGAAGCAAGTCTAGCAGGACCAGTATTTCCTCATACCCAGTAGATGGCAATATTATATCATCGCCATATACTCGGACCTTGTTACGTAAGCTCAGTATCCTTCGTGGAGTGATCTTGCCGTGCTGCATCGAAGCAGCAAGAGCAATACACAAGAACACGACGGATTGTACTGGAAACGTAACTGCAGTTCCCTGCGAGGCAAACTTCCTGAGTTTCAGGAAGCCCGGATGCTTAGAAACAGAATCCCTAAGCAACCTCGTACGTGCGGCGTGCAGAGCATGTAAAACCGACGGATTAGATCGGAATACACGTTCCACGGTCCAACACGAGAGACGATCGCTTGCATCAGAAAGATCAACTGTTGCAAGTTTACGGTCTCTGGACGCTCTGACGACTAGGTCGCCTGACAAATCTTGCCTAGCGAAGTTGACGAAGTATCCCAAAAGAGGGTTACTTTTAGTCTCCATCACAAAGTAAGACCTGATGAGCTGTTGGCACCATTGGTGCGCAGCAGGCTCAGCAGCAATGATCCTAGGACTTTTAGCGGTCTTAGGAACAAGGATCAGACGACTCGACTTCTCATTATTGAGAGGTCGCTCCTTAGGAGATCCTGCAGTCTTCCCGCAGAACTCGAAAGGAAACCAATCGTCAAGTTTGTTCGGCCAGTTCTTAAAGTCAAATTTCTCTGACTGATTGAACCGTTCCGAAACTGCACCGGGCCCATGCCTGAATCCGATTCCTAGAGATTCTTCTTCAAGTTCCGCTGAAAGCGAAACTGGTTCGAAGAATTTCATGGAACCGACAACGATGTCAGCAACTTGCTGCAATCGTTGTAAGCGTGTTCGGTTGGTTCTCGGACTCATTTCCTTTTCTTCCTGCATTTCAAGCGGGAAGAGAGGTAAATGTTTACCCGAGGCAATAGCTTGTTCAAGACTATTGTCAGCAATACCAACACGATGGACGAGCCTGTCGTCTGACCACCCGAGGGTGGGCATTCGAAGGGATCGTTCAATGCCATGGTAAGTCTCCAGCGCCGCCTCTCGGCGGCGATTAGAGCACACCACT